CCCACCGTTTTCGGTGTCTGAATCGTGACCGTACAGTTTACAGCCGCCGATTTTTTGAAATGCACGAACGTTCGTCCGTCGTTTCTCACCTTATACGTGTTAGTCGTTGCAAGACTCCCCGTATATGTAGGTGTGATTCCTGTATCCGCAAGTATTTGTGGCGATAATCTTACGTCAGCCATCTTTCTTATTCTCCTTCACCTCTTTTTGAGATTCTTTGATTTCTTTCGACTTTACAGTCTTGTTTTTTGGAAAAAATTTGAGAATTTTATTCTCAGTTTTGGTTATCATGTTATAATCTCCGGGAGCACAATATACATGATGAATATTTTCCACTCGCCAGCCGTGCCCGCGCTATTGCAAACATTTGTCAGTGTAACACCGTTCGGATAATACCGTCTGGTTTTTGTTCGTTGATTATCTTCGTTGACTGTGCTCGTGATTAGCGCACCGCGCCCCTTGAAATCCGCGCTTGTGTCAATTCCAGCCGTGAGAGTATCGCAGACGAGCGCCGTTCCAAGACCGTCTAACAGTCCGTCAGTATCACCGCCAAATTCTCCAAAGTCTACGTCCGGGCTTCCTGCTGCCGCTTCTGTGCATATGACAAACACATCCTGTATAATCGCGCGTGGAGGTAGTTCGAGTACCACGGCTCCCGACGCATCGTCATGTTTTACCTGTACGCTCTTGATGCTCATCGCCGCTTCTTTTGCTGCTTCCGCGCCTATCCATCCGAACGATTCGAAATATGCTTTATACGTGACAAGATCAGCGTCGCTTATCTCATCGCCAGGATTACAATATAGCGTTCTGCCTGCTGGGTCGTTCTCGGTTACGAGTGCGCTATCCGCTGTCAGATACAATCTTGCCGTCGCTCTTATGCTCATAATTTCTCCCTCAAGAAAGCGGGGATTGTTTTTATTGATCCCCGCCTAACCTTTGTTATTTGTCTATGTGTGCGAACAACGCCGAGTTAAGATAACCCGCCGTTGTTCCGTTATCGATCGAGACGTAAAACGGCTCGCCTATATACGGGTGCGCAAGCACTATCCCCGATCCGCCAGCCGCTGCGCCGTACTTATTCTCTACGCTCGCCGTGACTTTGATCTTGAGACATGCGCCGTCGCCTACGACCCCGAAGATGAGATACTTCGCACCCGATGCAACGGCTTTCGCGAGGTTCGTGTTGTGCGTAATCGCTTTCGTGGAGACGCTCGCGATCGTGTTGAATTCCCATGTGTCGTCCGTACACTGATACGCCACGATATCCGACGCCGCCGCCGCGTTCCCTGCCGGGTCTCTCGGCGTTGTTGATACGTCGATAACAGCCTGTGCTGCTGCCGCTGCCGCGCTCGTTGTGTTCCTCGCGCTTCCTGCGTATGCCGCCGCGTCTTTTGCATACATAAAACTGATCGTGTGCGCTGTCGATCCGCAAAGATACGCGAGCGAGATCAATGCCAGACGTTTCGAGTCCTGCGCCTGGATTGCCTCATCAATCGGCGTTGCTGCCGTTTCGGTGTGATAATCGCACACCTCAAAACCATAAATATATGCTCCAATACCCATTGTAATTACCTCCTGTTATTATGTGACAAGCGTTACACGCCTGTTATTTTTGCGATTGCCGCTGCTCTCAATATGACCATGACGATCCGGACATCCGCCCGGATACGCTGTGTCCCTACCGTGAATTCCGATGCGTGCGCGTCGGTAATCTTGAGCGTGATCCCGCGTTTTTCGAGAAGCATCGTGTACCCGAGCGTGTCGGCTACGAGGATTGTCCCAGCTGCGAGCGAAACATTTTCCACGACTTTGACGCCCCAGATATTCATGGAGTTTGGCTGATTCGGATTCCCCATGATGTAGTTGCCGTTATCGTCTCTCGCGAGCCGGAGCTTTGTGCTCCACCAGTCTGCCGAGTTGATGTATATGACCGTTGCATCCGCGAATCCTACCGTTTTGATAAGCATGATTACCCGTGCGATAGTGTCGAAGAGATTGCCAGTGTGTTTAACCGACTGTATGCCGGTCTTCGCGAGCATACCCTGGAGAGACGGTGTCGATCCGCTGCCGTTGATGATTTGATACCCAATCCGGCGTCTCAACATGAACGTCAATCGGTTATTGAGATACGACTCAATGCCGATAACGTCTTCCAGCTGTTCGTCGGTCACAGGGATGTTGACCGCGACTTTTTCCACGGTCTGCGAACGCTCAGTCAGCGCGAGTGCTGCCTCGCCAAACTGTCCGGCTTCCGATGCTTCAGCCGCGTTATCCGTAAATGTCGTTTCCTCCATATACTTATAAACCGCTTGACTGATTCGTCCGCCCGGTATCGTGTCGATTATCTCGATCGGTCTCGTCGCATACTCTACGATCTTACCGCTTCGAATCGATTCAGGAGCCCAGCCTGCGGAGGTGGTGAACGCGGTTTTCATATCCATGTCGATCGTTGATTCGGGACCGTTGCCGCCGCTGCGCCCGGTGTACGCCTTCGACTCTGTGAAAAGTTTCCCGATCGATTTTTGTTCCGCGTCGCCGCTCGGGTGGCTCATCTTTTTATCCGGGTCTTCGTCTTTGATGATACCGGCTTTCATGTCCCGCCGTGCGTTTTCGAGCGTAACCAAATTGTCAAGCTCGGATTTTACATCCTGGAGCTGCAAATTCAGTTTCTTGACTTCCTCGATGCGGTCTTTGTTGGTTTTTCCTTCGAGCCCTTCGCATTTCATAAAGTCGTAAGTGTCGCCCGCTGTTTCGTAATGCTTCATCAGCTTGGCTTGTTTCGCCTCGTACTCGTTTCTCTTGTCTACTAATACAGACATTAGTTATTTCCTCCATTCATTTTTAAAAACTCCATGTGCGCTTTGTACCCCTCATCATGATCGGCTTGCACCTCTTCCAGCTCGCGAATAAGTTCGCCTAACACGCATTTGATTGTTCCTGTTCGCTTCATGGTCTCCTCGGATGGATGTCTTCCATCCTTCGCTCTCAGTTCTCCTAAATCTTTTATCCGTTTGACAAGCTGTTCGACGGCGACCTGCACCGTTTCAAAATGCTCGGCAATCGGAATTGATTGCTTATCGCTCTTTATGTCAAGTAGTCGCGTATTCGTGCCTGCGCCCATGAGCACGGGAGAAACCTCATTGGTTCTAATTTTTAATAGATATCTTACACGCTCTCCGTTTTCGGTTTTTATTTCCGAAGTTATTTCCGGGAGAGAGTACGACCACTCTTGAACTCTATTTTTTGATGATAAGTATTTTAATTTTTTATAAGTCTTAACGGCGTCTGCATCTTCCATGTCAAATTCACCTTCGACAACCGCCTCATTATTCAACTCGTAAATTCTTCCAACGCCAATAGGCAAGGCGTCAGCGCCTTTTTCCCACGACCCATGATTATATTGGCTTATCAATATTTTCTGTTCGCCTAACGCACCGTTTACGGTAACATCACCATCCTTGTCTTTTACATTGAGTGTCGAAAAAACAGCTTTGAATAACCCAACCTGCTCAGGAAATTCTATTTTAGTAAAATTATAAGTTTTTGTTTCAACTGGCATTATGACTCCCCTCCCATCGTAATATGCTCGATTATCGGCGTCCAACTTAATGTTCCATTCGGGTGTTCGTCTAAATTGTACGCCTCGTCTATCCCCATAATTTGCCCGTTCCTCGCGATACACTCCTCGTCAGACGTTGGTAGTTGCCCATCAACAATTTCTACCCGCGAACAGCCTGCCGATTTATACGCATCGAGAGAGGAAACATTCTGCGCGTATTTTGTTTCTGTTCGCGCAATCACGTCCGCTCTAATCTTCGCGCTCGAATATCTACCCTTACCTACATATTCGCGAATCCGCATCGCTGCTTTGTATGGCCCTTCTCCAAGTTCACGCGCTTCGCCTAACGCCTGCATGACGGCTTTCTTTGTGTCGCCTTTTATGTCAAGCAGCCCTTTTCTTGTTCCTCCACGCTCCACGATACGCGCTTCGTTCGCATCGGTCAACGCAACACCCATTCCGGTTATGACTTCGATCGTGTCAAACGTCTCGCGAGCGACGCGCAAGAAATGCGGTCGGTAATCAATGATGTCATCGCCTATTTCTCCTAGAATTAAATTTGCGTATAGCTCGTCAAGATTGTCTTTCGTCTGTACCTTCGCGCTTTTAATACCGCGCTGTTCGACGATCGATTCCCACGCCCATTGAGCCTGCAATCCGTATTTTGTAAACGATTTTTGCAAAGTCTTCGAATAACTATCGCTCAATCGCCCATGCGATTTATTGAGTTCGCGAATCAATTTTAATTTCCAACCAATTGATTTTACATCGACCGAGTAAGGCAAATAAAAAGCCTTTGCCGCCTCATCTTCGTTAGTCGGTACTTGCTCTGGCGCAATCGGAATAATTGATGGTGTTGTCTCGATCGGTAATCCAAAATCGTTTATCGGTGTCGGGGTAATTGACATCGGCACCAACCATACATCGTGCTCCGGTCCGGATTCATAATTCAATTCGTG